GGTTTGTTTGAAATTAAATTTGTTAAACACCAAGACCCATTTTATCAACTTGGTAAACTTTATGTATATCGTTTACAAGTTGAACTCTTCCAGTATGCTTCTGAACATATTGATACTGGCTTGAAAAATATTGATGTGTTTGAAACTCTCAAATCATATGACACTGACTACGCTGTCAATGCGATTGGCTCAGTTACTTCAGTTACAATTACAAATCCAGGATCTGGATACATATCTGTTCCTAGCATTACATTAACAGGTGGCGCAGGAACTGCTGGATTCCAACCTGCCGTGTTACAAGCTACATTATCTGGTGGTTCGATCTCAGCAATCAATATAGTTAATCTTGGCACTGGATACGATACTGCTCCAACTATTGTTATTGATGCTCCACCTGCTGGTGGGACTCAAGCTACTGCTACTTGCGCAATTGAACCTAATCCAGATTTACCACAATCTTATGGTGAGAATATTGACTTTAGAGGTGAAGCAAGTTCTTTAGTTGTTAATACAAACAATCCTTTAGGTAGCGTCAAATAATGTTAAATATTCCACCATTTTATCACGGACTTACTCGTAAAGCCATTGTTGCTTTTGGTAGTTTGTTCAGCAACATTCGTATTCAGCGTGAGTTGAATGGTGGAACTGTTGGTCAAGAAGTTACTGTTCCTCTGGCATATGCTCCAAAGGAAAAATGGTTAGTTCGTATTGAACAAGATCCTGCATTAACAAACAATGTTTATACAACATTACCAAGAATGTCGTTTGAAATTACAAGTATGGCATACGATGCGACTCGTAAAACAAATCGTATGAATACTGTTCAAGCAACAAATACTGGAACTAATCCGTCTTCAATAAATCAAGCGTATAGTCCTGTTCCATATAATTTAGATATCTCCTTGTATATTCTTACAAAAACACAAGAAGATGCTTTCCAAATTGTTGAACAAATTCTTCCATTCTTTACACCTGAGTTTACTCTGACAATTAATGCTGTTCCAGAATTGGGTGTTCAAATGGATATTCCAATTATTTTAAATAGTGTTTCTATTCAAGATGACTACGATGGAGAATTCACTGAGCGTAGATTTGTAATTTATACTATTACTTTTACTTTGAAAACAAATTTCTATGGTCCAGTAACTTCCAATGGTCCAATTAATAATGTTATTGTCAATATTCCTAGCGAGCCTGGACAGAAATATACAGCCACTGGGAATTTTACAACTCATACTATTTCTGAAAACTGGAACGACACTTTCTAATGGCACAAATTTATAATGCGAATCCGAATCTAAAAGCGATTGGTGTAACAGTAAACTTTACACCAGAACAGATTCAGGAATATATTAAGTGTAAAACTGATTACATTTATTTTATTGAAACCTACTGTGAAATTGTTACTCTTGACAGAGGATTGCAGCCATTTAAATTGTATGAGTGTCAAAAAAAGAAGTTAGATATCATTCACAATAATCGTAAGGTTATTTTAATGGAAGGTCGCCAGCAAGGTAAAACAACTACCTCTGCTGCATATATTCTTTGGTATACAATTTTCCAAGATGCTAAGAATGTGGCGATCCTTGCAAACAAAGCAACTGCTGCTCGTGAGGTTCTTGCTCGTTACCAAACTATGTTTGAAGGTTTACCAATTTGGTTACAACAAGGTGTTAAATCTTGGAACAAAGGGGATATTGAACTTGAGAATGGATCTAAAGTTTTTACTGCTGCAACATCTGCTTCAGGCATCCGTGGTAAGTCTGTTAATCTGTTATATGTCGACGAAGCGGCAATTATACCTAATACTGTTGCTGAGCAGTTTTTCGCTTCTGTTTATCCTACTATCTCTGCAGGTGAAACTACAAAAATTCTTTTGAGTTCAACTCCGCTTGGATACAATCACTTCTGGAAATTCTGGAATGATGCCGAAAACAAGCGTAATGGTTTTGTAAACCTGTTTATTCCATATTGGGAAATTCCAGGTCGTGATAAAAAATGGGCTGATGAACAGCGTGGTATTCTTGGCGATCTTAAGTTTAACCAAGAGGTTCTGTGTAAGTTTCTTGGTTCTGCCCTTACCCTTATCAACTCCGATGTTATTGGTAATATGTCTCCAAATTATCCTATCTATACAAAAGATGGTTTGGATGTATACGAAGAGCCAGTTTATGAAATTGAATTGGATGAATATGACGACTTTGGAAAACCAAAGTTGAAACCTCCACATTCCTATGTTCTTATCGCCGATGTGGGCGCTGGATTGGACGGAGATTATTCAGCCTTTTCTGTTATTGATATTACAACTGCACCATACAAACAGGTGGCCAAGTTCAGAAAGAACGATGTTTCACCCCTACTATATCCAAATTTTATATACAAAGTTGCCAAAGAATACAATAATGCCTACATTTTAATAGAGATAAATATAAGTGATCAAGTAGCTAATATTCTACATAATGAGTTAGAGTATGAAAACCTTCTTTTTGTGAATAGAAATACACAGGGTCAAACGATTTCTGGTGGATTTGGTGGTGGTCGTACCCAGTTGGGTGTTACAACCGATAGGAAGGTTAAAAGAATTGGTTGTATGAACTTTAAGAGTTTGGTGGAGGAACAGAAACTTCTGATTCCAGATGCCGATACGATTTCGGAAATTACGACTTTTATTGAATCCAAAGGTTCTTATGCAGCAGATGATGGGTACAATGATGACCTTGTTATGACTTTGGTTCTATTTGGTTGGCTAACTACCCAGCCATATTTTAAAGATTTAAATGATATCAATCTGAGGGATTTGATTTACAGATCCCGAATAAAAGCGATTGAAAATGAATTAACTCCATTTGGATTTATAGCAGACGGACAAGGTTCTGAGGAAAGACCTCTTTTGAACTTTTGAAAAGCGAAAAAAGCTAAATAATTTCGTGAATGCTTACTTTCAATGGCACAAACAAAATAACATGTACATGTAACAAGGAGAATTACAATGCCTTTTCAACTTAGTCCAGGTGTTGCAGTCGTAGAGAAAGACTTTTCATCAATCATTCCAGCAGTAAGTTCTTCTACTGGAGCGTTTGCTGGATCTTTCGCTTGGGGTCCAGTTCTTAGTCCAATCACTGTTTCTACAGAGAGACAATTGGTTGCTCAGTTCGGTCAACCTAACGATTCCAACTTCCAATCTTTCTTTTCAGCAGCTAACTTTTTAGCATATTCTAACAATCTCTTGTTGGTTCGTGCCGATTCACAGAATGCTAAAAATGCTGTCGCTGTTCAATCTGGTGGCGTTTCTGCCATCACTATCGCCACTGCTGGTAGCGGTTATAGTTCTACTGGTTCTGCACCAGCAGTAACAATTTCTGCTCCTGATGAAACTGGTGGTATTCAAGCTACTGCAACTTCTACTCTTTCTGGCGGTTCTATTACTGCTATCGCATTAACAACTGGCGGTGGTGGTTATACTGGCACTCCAACAGTTACTGTTACTCCAGCTGCTGGTGATACAGGATCTGGTGCTGTTATTGCTGCAACTGTTGTTGGTGGTGCTATCACTGGCTTTACAGTTACTCAAGGTGGTTCAGGATATAAAGCTGCTCCAACTATTACTATCACTGGTACTGGTTCAGGTGCTGCTGCTGGCGCAGTTACTTTAAGCGCATCTACTGTTACTGGTATTACAATTACTCGTGCTGGTACTGGTTATGCTGCTGCTCCAACTGTTGTTATCGCTGCTCCACAATCTGGAACTGCTGCAACTGCAACTGCAACAGTAACAACTGCTGGCGTAAAAATCAATAATGGTTCTGACTATCAACAATATTACAGCTCTGGTGCTGGTGTTGTTGGTGAGTTTGCTGCTAAGTATCCAGGTGCTATGGGTAACGGTATTATCGTTTCCTACGCTGATGCTTCTACTTATGCAGCTTGGGTGTATAAGTCACAATTTAATTCAGCTCCAGGAACTTCACCTTTCGCTACTAGCGTTGGTGGTTCTAACGATGAGATGCATATTGTTGTTATCGACGGATCTGGTGTTTGGACAGGTACTCCAGGAACTATCCTTGAGAAATTTGGATATGTTTCTAAAGCATCTGATGCTGCGAACACAAACGGAACTAACAATCACTACAAGAATGTATTAAATTCTCAGTCACAATATGTTTGGTGGATGGATTATCCTCAAGCAGTTGGTAACAACTGGGGTACTGCTGCTCGTGGTGTTACTTTCACTGCAGCTACTGCAACTTCATTAACCCTTTCTGGTGGCGTTGATGATTACAATTTAACTGATTCTTATCAAGCTGCAGGTTATGCATTATTCTCTAATGCAGAGTTGTATGATATCAGCTTAATCATTACTGGTTCAATGTCTGCTACTAATGCAAATACTGTTCTTGGTATTGCTGATGGTCGTAAAGACTGTGTTGCTTTTGTTTCTCCACAAGATATTTCTTCTGGTCAACCAATTATCGGTAACACTTCTACTCAGACTCAATCTATTATTGCTTACCGTAATGCCATCAACTATGCTGGTTCTTATGGTGTAATGGATTCTGGTTACAAATATCAATACGATCGTTATAACGACAAGTATCGTTATGTTGCATTAAATGCTGACATCGCTGGTTTGTGCGCTCGTACTGATTACACTAATGACCCATGGTGGAGTCCAGGTGGTTTGAATCGTGGTCAAGTTAAGAATGTTGTTCGTCTTGCTTATAACCCTGATTCTGCAAACCGTGATGCTCTTTACCAAGCGAATGTAAACCCAGTTGTTGCATTCCCAGGACAAGGTGTTGTTCTTTACGGCGATAAGACTTTACAAACTAAGCCAAGCGCATTCGATCGTATCAATGTTCGTCGCTTGTTTATTGTTCTTGAGAAAGCAATTTCAACTGCTGCTAAGTTCCAGTTGTTCGAATTTAACGATTCGTTCACTCAGGCTCAGTTTACTAATATGGTTCAACCATTCCTCCGTGATGTTCAAGGTCGTCGTGGTATTACTGACTTCCAAGTTGTATGTAATGCAAACAACAATACACCACAAGTAGTTGATGCCAACCAGTTTGTTGCCGATATCTATATCAAACCAGCTCGTTCTATTAACTTTATCCAACTTAATTTCATCGCTAGCAGCACTTCTGCTAACTTCTCTGAAATCGGTGGATAATCAGCTAAATAGATAACAAAGGAGATAACAAATGGCAAATATTGCTGACTTTAAAGCCCAACTGATTGGTGGCGGTGCTCGTCCTAATCAGTTTATGGTAAATTTACAATTCCCTGGATATGTAGCTCTTGGTGCGATTGCTGGTTTACAGGGTCAATTCCTGTGTAAAGCAACTTCACTACCAGCATCAACATTAGAAAACATCGCGATGCAATATCGTGGTCGTGCTATTAACATTGCTGGTGAGCGTACATTTGAACAGTGGACTGTAACAATCTATAACGACACTACTTTCAACATCCGTAATGCTTTTGAAGTTTGGTCTGATGGTGTTCAAAACAATGGCACTACATTAGGTCGTACAAACCCAAGAGATTACCAAGTTGATATGACTGTTAATCAGTTAGATCGTAGCGGTGCTTTCGTTAAGACTTATCATTTCGTTGATGCTTATCCAATTAACATCAGTGCAATTGCATTAGATTACGAAACAACAAACCAAATTGAAACTTTTGATGTGACTTTCCAATACAACTACTGGACTTCGGACACTACAACAGGCTCTACTCCTTTCGGAATTAATGCCTCTGTAACTACACCAGTAGGTACATTCCCAATCTAATTCCGCAAGGGATTAGATTTTTTACTTGAGGTTATATAATGGCTGAATTATTCGGTTTTGAGATTAAGCGTAAAAAGGAGAGAGAATTACCTTCAGTGGTAATTCCTACTCCTGATGATGGTTCTACGGTAACCACATCAGTCAACGCTGGGGCATACTATTCCCTAGTTGTTGATATGGAAGGAATTGTTAAAAACGAGAACGACCTAATCCGTCGTTATCGTGAAGTTGCACAATATGCCGATTGCGATACTGCGATTGATGATATTGTGAACGAGGCAATTGTAGTTGAAGAAGATGTAGAAGCTGTTAAAATTGTTGCGGATGATATTCCACTCTCAGAGGGAATCAAAAAGAAAATCCGTGAAGAGTTTGAAAATGTAATGCATCTGCTTAAATTTCCTGATAAGGGACATGACCTTTTCAGACAATGGTATATTGATGGAAGATTATACTTCCACATTCTTATTGACGAGAAAGATCCGAAGGCTGGTATTCAAGAATTAAGACCTATCGATCCAAGAAAAATTCGTCGCATTAAGAATATTAGAAAAGATAAAGATGGTAAAGGTGTTGAAGTTGTAGTTGGTATTGATGAATACTATATCTACAATGACAAAGGAATTACAGAACAAACTACACAGGGTATCCGTTTAACTGTTGACTCTGTGTTATACTGTGGTTCTGGTATGGTTGATGCTAATACTGGAATGATGTTATCTTATTTGCATAAAGCAATTAAGCCAGTTAATCAACTAAAGATGATCGAAGATGCAGTTGTTATCTATCGTATCTCTCGTGCACCAGAACGCAGAATATTTTATGTTGATGTGGGTAATCTGCCAAAAATTAAAGCAGAACAGTATGTTAATGATTTAATGAATCGTTATCGTAATAAAGTTGTTTACGATGCTAACACTGGCGAAGTCCGTGACGATCGTAAATTCCTTTCAATGCTTGAAGATTTTTGGATGCCTCGTCGCGAAGGTGGTAAAGGTACAGAAATTACTACACTTCCAGGTGGTCAAAACCTTGGTGAAATCCAAGATATCCAATACTTCCAAGAAAAATTATATCAGGCATTAAATGTGCCTACTAGCAGACTTAAATCTGGAGATGGTTTCCAGTTAGGTCGTGCTTCTGAAATTAGTCGTGATGAATTGAAGTTTACAAAGTTTATTGCCAGATTGCGTAAGCGTTTTACTGCTCTGTTCAATGATGCTTTGAAGATTCAATTAATTGCCAAAGGTATTATTCGTGAAGACGAGTGGGCAGATATTAAAAAGAATATCCGCTACGACTTTATGAAAGATAATGATTTTGCAGAGTTGAAAGATGCTGAGATTCTTGCCAATAGAATCCAAGCTCTACAACAAATTGAGCCATATATTGGTAAGTTTTATTCTACATCGTGGGTTAAGAAAAATGTTCTTCGTTTATCAGAAGATCAAATCGAAGATATGGATAAACAAATCAAGAAAGATGGTGATTATCAAATGAGCAATGCTCAACTGCAAGGTCAAATGGCTGGTGTACAACAAGTCGCCACTAATCAGGAATTAGATAAAGCTGGATATTTAGATAACGGCGATGAACAAGGAGAAGGTAAATGAGTACTCGCGATTTAATTAATGCTATTGAAGCAGGTGATGCAACTGGTATTGAGAATGCATTTAACCAAGCAATGGCTACTAAGGTTTCTGAGAAACTAGAAGATATGCGTTCTGATGTTGCGCAGAATATGTTCGCTTCTGAAGAAGTGTTTGAAGAAGGAACAGAACCTAAAAAGAAAAAGCCAAAGTGGCTTGAAGATGCTGAAAAGAATGCCGAAGAAAGAGAAGGCAAACTTTCAGAAAAGAATTGGATTGCTGGTGCGATTAAGCATCCAGGAGCAGAAACTGCAGCTGCAAAAAGAGCTGGAGAATCTACTCATGATTACGAAGAAAAACATAAACACGATTCTGGCACTGCAGGAAAGCGTGCTCGTCTTGGTTTAACATTGGCTAAAATCAATAAGAAAAAGTAATGGCAAAAAGTTTTTCGGAATTACGCAAACAAGTTCTGCAGAATACAGGACTTGTTGCATCTTTCTCAGTATATGACTACTCTGTAGGAATTACTGAGAATTTTGACATTGTTATTAATGGTAAAAATATTGACGATTCAGCAAGCACATTGGAAGAGGCAATTTCCCACGCTAAATCATATATTGAAAATATTAAATTAGTAGAGAATATTGACACTACAATACCAGAAGAAAAAGTCGCACAATATATTAGACAATATCACGATATCGATAAAATTACTGATACCCTTATAGAATCATATATTGAACTTGCCTCTTCCAATGTTTTTACTGTTGATCCAGTTGTAACTGCTATTAAAGAATCTAAGTCTTCAGAGTTCGCTGGTAAATTGCAATACGAATTAAGCGATGGCTCGGTCGTTGCAATTGATGAATCTACACAAGAATCGCTAAATATATTATTGGAAAACCACACTGATGTTGTTGAATTCATGCGCGAAAGCAAAAACAACTTCATGAGAATAATAAAAGAACTCGAGGAATAACATGGCTGTTTTATTTACAACTGTTAAGAACACAAACCAAGAAACAATTATCCATTTCGATACAGTGGCAGCTGAATCTGGCACTATCGCTTTGAACACTCTTGGAGCTTCTAGTCAAGCATTGACATCTGGTGGAACACCTACTGTTAATATCGTTAAGTTTTTTTCAACTGGTGAACTTGGATCTGGTTTACGAATTGTTCGTAATGGAAAAAACATTATTGCTTGTGCTCCAGAAAATGCTCCATTTTTAGATCTTAACTCAAACGGATTTGCCGATACAACTAACAACACTTATGACATCGTTGTTACAAATGATGTTGCGCATCCAGTTACAGGTTATCTAGTTCTTCGTAAAGTTGCTGGTTGGGATACTAAAGTTGAATACGCTACTTATGGCGCTTACGATGATGAAACTAAGGTTGGTCCAGATTCTAACTCTGGTGCTCCAACTGGTACTAACTCAAACAATGCATTAGGAGCATTTAGATAATGAAACTAATTAGAGAAGATTTTAACGACACTAAATTGATCGTTGAAGAAAAAGTTGGTAAGGGTAAACAATACTTCATCGAGGGAGTTTTCCTTCAGTCTGAACTTGTAAACCGTAATAACCGCATGTACAAAGAAGATATTATGGATCGCGAAGTCGGTCGTTATCTTAAAGAGTGCGTGGAAAATAATCGTGCCTATGGCGAACTTGGTCATCCAGAAAACCCATCTATCAACTTAGATCGTGTTTCTCACTTGATCGTAGGTCTCCGTAAAGAAGGCACTAATTGGATTGGAAAAGCAAAGATTTTAGAGACTCCTATGGGAATGATCGCTCGTGGTCTTCTTGATGGTGGAGCAAATCTTGGCGTTTCAAGCAGAGCAATGGGATCACTAAGAGAAAACTCTGAAGGTGTTCAAGTTGTTCAGGATGACTTTATGTTGTCTACAGCTGCGGATATCGTAGCTGACCCATCTGCCCCTGATGCATTCGTAAGAGGTATCATGGAAGGCAAGGAGTGGGTTTTTGTTGATGGAAAGTTTGTGGAAAAACATATTGAGGAAACTAAACGAGCTATTAAAAAGGTTTCTTCTAAGCAACTAGCGGAAATGCAAGTTAAGGCATTCCAAAATTTCTTGAGTAAAATCAGGTAAATTATAAATAATTACATAGAACTTATCCAGTTACAGGAGATAACAAGATGTCAATCGAACAAAAAATCGCTGCTATCCTTGCTGAAT